CAAATCCGGCAGAGATCGTCGGAGCCACATCAATGGTTGCATCGTCCGTCACATTGAATGCAGGATCCATTCCTAGCATGATCGGATATGGAGGTGTCACAGCGAGTCTTGAACAAACGGTTAGAGCCCAACTCTTCCCATACAAGACCCTCACAGTTACAAGTGCCACAGCTGCGGGAACTCTCATCGAGAACATTAGATATGGATCAACCGCAGGATACTTCAAATCCTATCTCGAACAACACGAACGTTTTGAAGGAGACATCGAATATTACGTTCAAATCACCGGCAATGCAGCATTCTCTGGAGACATCATCGTTGGATGGTGGTATCGTGCCCACGATGCCGAAAACCCACCTGGAGTTACCGACCCGACTCTGTTCATGGTCGATTGGCAAATCATGACTGTTGGATCAACATCAACAACTTGCTTCGTTCTTAACGATGCAAGATCCAATGGATTCTGGCGCAGCACTGGCGATCAAGGAATTGACAGTGGAAAACCACATCTCCTCTTTTACGTCAGGAATCCCATCATGAACCCCGTCGGAGACGTCAACGGCACCATCTACGTCAACGTTTATCACAAACCTGCAGCAAACTTCATCTTTGCCTACCCTAAGATTCTTGCTGCTGGAAAAGAGCCCAGCATCAGAGTTGCTTACGATCCGAAATCAGCGCCCACCATCAGTCTTTCAGACATCGTAGGAACAAGGGAGGGTTATCTAATCATCGACGCAGCAAATTCAGCGTCCCTTCCAGGAGTCAAGAGTGATTATCAAGATGGCTCAGAATTCGAGAAAGTCATCAAAGGCATTCCATTTAGCGAGCTCTTCACCGAAGAATCCAGCAGATGGCTCGTAGGCGAAAACGCAATGTGGGTGAACTTGCCAATCTCACCAGTCTTCGAAAATTCCACACCCAAGAAGAATCATGCATACTATTCCAGGATGAATAAGACCGCTGAAGCAATCCGAAGACTTGCTTCTGACAGCTATCTTGGCAGAATCTTTCCTTACAACACGAAAGCAGCCATGATGAGAGTCTTTGCTGCCGGAACCTGCCCAAACATTGTGGAAAAGACCTTCTGGGACGCTCTAAACGGATCATTTTGCGAAGTTGGCGGAAGCGACGAAGCACAATGGTGGGAAACCACAAATCCCTACAACAGAATGGTCACTCTCAAAAACGCCATCGCGAACTTCCCAATGAGATACATTCTTGAGGACGGAGATAATCCAGAACCACCAACGATCAAACCTGAGAATGGATTCATCGTCCTCGATTACATCAACGAGGTCGCCGTCAAAGAAAGAGGATGCATGTATCTTGGAGTAAGATCCATGTTTGTCGATTGGACTACAGGCAGTTTTGACAATCAAGTCTTCAACTCTGGAAATCTCACACTCGAGTTGAACCAGAAAAGCTATGTTCTTCCAAACCCAGACGTTGTCGTTGGCACCATTGGAACACCAAGACCGGTTGGAGGCCCTCACACAGCTCTCCTTCACGTCTCGAAAGACATGCAACCTTTTGTTCCTGGAGATTACGTTGCGCCGAACACATCAGTGTTCCCTGACTCGGTTACGTACGCCCTAACCGACTACCTATACTCCAGAACTGCAGAAGGATCCATCTATTTCTTCGACATCGGAGAAGTCGGAACTTCAAATACCATCGCAAGTTGTAAGTTCGACAAAGCCACTGGTGTCATCCAAGTCAGTCTTTCAGAAAACCAAATCATGAACAACGAAACTTACTGGATTCTAAAGAAAACCAACTTCGGAGCCCTCGAGCTCAAGAATTTCAGATTCACTAGCTTTTCGTCTGAACCACCACCAATTGTCCTCACACATTACACCACCAGGAAGATCGAAGGAAAGAAAATGGTCAGGAAGGTTTACAAGGAACTTTCTCACTCTTGGATTGAACCATCGAAAGTCGATGTCACTCCAATTGAGAGCTTCGAAGAACACGGAGGATGGGGACATATGAGAATCCCCTATCGTGTGCAAGAAAACGACACGAAAAGAAAATCGACCGGAGATGATGTCAAAAGGTCGCAGAAGAAGCAAAAGACTTCTTCAAAACAGCATCAGAAAACGAATGCTGCACCAGCGCAAAAATTCAAAGGTCTTGGCGGACGCCAATTCCATCCGAAAGGATATGAGGTAACCGAGAGAGACGGACGTTTCTTTATCGAGAACAACCTCGAAATCGAACATTTCATTGAACACGGCAGTGTTTACAGTGGAAGAGACAGCATCGGCAGCACAACTAGCCTGATGCGCAGAATGCATCCCATGGACAACTGGTCCATGAGCAGCCTTGCAAGCTCTCAAAGCAGCAGATCTCATGGCAGTAGATCAAGCGTTGCGTCGTCGCATACAAACGCTTCGAGACCATCAGCCACAATCATGAGCTTCTCGAACAAATCGAGAGCCTCCTCAAACATCACAGCAGGAGGTCGTGCTAAAGTCAAGACTGACTTTGTTGTCAACGCCAACAAAGCCCCATTCGTTCAAAAACATGGACAAGGAATGACACCAGTCACCCAAGCAGAAGTCACTGTTCCAGGACAGAAGAAAGAGAGCATGCTCAAGAAACTTGGAGGAGGACTCGTTGGAGGAGTTGTCGGAGGAGGAGTCAGTGCAATCGTCGGAGCAGGCATCAACGGAATCATGAAAGGAATCGAACTAAGAGACAAAAGACACATGTTTGACGTCGAACAAAGGAACGGACTTCAGATGCAAAAGAACGATCATCTATCAAGAGACCACATGGCAAAACTCGACTACAGTCTCCGTCGTGCTGCCACTCTTGGAACAATGGGCGCAGTCAACAAAGCTTACCAAGGACGAATTGGAACTCCAGGCCAATCGCAAGGCAATTATACCGCCAACCAACTCTAAACTGGAGAAAACGGGTTTTTCCAACCAAAAAGTTTAAATCACACTGTTATTTATTTTGAAGTGTGGC